ACAATGATATCGTCCCCATAGATACGCACACCATCCAGTTCTCGTCCGATCGTTTGGAGAGAACGGTACTGGCGACCACGCACTTGCTGACTCGCTAAAACTACGACAGTTAGGAAAACCATCGCCTCTAGCGGGAAAGTAAGTGCGGAACCCATAGACGCGAACTTAGCTAAGTCGATCACCTGTTCAGGGCGATTTCCGTAGCTAGGTACATGAGCCTTCCGGCTTCTGCATGCATCAACCCCGGCGAGAAGCCAAGGATGATTAGCAAGCAGACTCCGTACATGCTCATTGGAAACGCGATCGGAAGCTTCGCTCAGATCGAGCGTAGCGAGGTTGCCTTCACGGCTACCTTCACGGGCCAGATCCTGGTTAGGAACCTGATCCACGAATCCGATCATCTGATTCAAGACCTGATGGTCTTCAATCAAATTGACGAGTCGCTCGGCCACGGCCTGCTGCATATATTGCATGCAAGTCGGCTCGATAGCGATGACTCGAGGCGTTTTCAGCGTTTTAGGAACGAGGACAACCCTTACGGGTCGTTCTTGCTCCGGGCTGAGAAAGGTCACGGTTTCAAGGCGGTAGTAACTCCGCCAAGATGGGAGAGCATATTCCCCATAAGGGAATACCTCCTCCAACCTCTGGGTCCACTCTTGCTGATCGAATTTAGCGTTTCCGCTAAGTCTATCAGCAGTTTTCCCAGGGCCGTGTTTCGGCATGACGTTAACGTCATAGACATCCTTGTCGACTTTCGTCAGAATGTCGCCGAAAAGCAAACCGGCAATCCTCTCAAACTCGAGAGGATCGAGCGTGTAAAGAGAAGTATCTTTACGCGCAATTCTCGTGTACGTATGTACGCGAGGATCCGTCCCAGTTGACTTGACAGAACGCCAAGCCTCCTGGAATTTTGCTACCTCTTGGTCAGTTCTCAGGTACTGAATCACAGCACCATCAGTCCTGCTCTGAGAGCAGGGCTTCTGGATCTTTGTAAAAAGCAGCGTAAGCTGCCTGATAGCAAAGATGGCAAAGTGATCCGGTTCCCTGAGAAGGGCACCAGTCTTTGAATCGAACACGAGACTCAGAAAACCCGAAAGAAAACTCGGGAGCTCTGTTCCTTTTCTCTTCCTGTAGGATTTGAAAAGGGTAGTGTCGATGAATTCCTGGA